TCTCTCTGGAATGTCTAGAGACTGCACGGAAGGAGCCGGGGAGGGGTGTGTTGTCGCGGTTGGCGACGGGAGAGACGGTCGTTTCTCCGTCGGCGCGCACATTTCGGGCGTGAGCTCTTAGAGCTCACGTTCGAGGTGTGCGCGCCGCCGGAGAGGCGGACGACCGCGGCTTGGAGCGCTCTCTGTTTCTTCATGATCCCGACCGGGCGGCAGTTGTAAGACCGCTCGCATAGTCGGACGAAGAATCAGGCGTCTCCAAGACGTGGTGCCAAATCTCTCTCGATCCTTACACAACATGCTTCATTCTCGACTGAGGGGAGATGAACAGTCCCAGTTTGTTGACTGGAATCCCGTGTCTCAACATGAAAGCAAACAAAGCCAAGAGCCAACGAGTCATACTCGTGGCGGCTCCCTCCAAGCCGAAGGCCAGACGCACGCGCCGCGCGCGTCGACCCTCGGATACGACTCCATCGGCCCCTACGGCCCTGGCAGTCAGCAAAACGGCTCAGCCCCGTAACGTCGTGCGCGCCTTCACGCGCGACTCCGAGACTGTGTCGTTCTGTGAGCTCCTCTCCGCCGGTCTCAGTACCGGCACGGCCAGCTCGTCGGTCATCCTCAACATTCCGTTGGGTATGTCGTCGTTTGCTGGAACCCGTGTCGGCATCATGGCCGGCCTGTGGGAGAAGTTCCGCTTCCGCCGTCTCACCATCAAGGTCATCTCGTCCGTCCCGACTACGTCGGGCGGAAATGGCCTTGTTGCGTGGGATGCTGATCCCGTCGACCCTGTGCCCCCGAGCAATACGCTGGGGATGCAGGCGCTCACTGCACAAGAGAACTCGAAGATCTTCGCTCTCTGGCAAGGCGCCGATCTGCCTCTTAACCTCCGCTCCCTTCCTGACGCTGGTTTCTTTACCAACGCCGGGTCGATTGCGGCGGCTTCGAGCGATCCGCGTTTGTACCAACAGGGGCAGATCTTCCTGGCCATCTTGAATGCGCCTGCGTCGAGCCAAACCGTCTCCGTCATGATTGAGGGAGAGGTCGAGTTCTTCGCGCGCAATCTGCAAGTGCCGGCCGGATCTACTGAGTTCGCGAACACGTCCAGCACTCTGCTGACCGTGCCCTCCGCGACCTCCGGAACCGTGTGGAACATGCTCCAGCCGCTGGCTGCCGGCGTCGCCGGACAGCTCACAGCCCTGAACGGACTCAAGCTGCCGAACGTCACTGTCCAAGCTGACGGCTCGTACGGTCTTCCGCTGCCTCAGGGGATCTACCAGATCCTCTATGGCGCGAATAACGTGCAAGTCCCGTCCCCTTCGGGCACTACGTCGGTGCAAGGTCGGTCAGTTGATCCTCCTGGCTCCCGCCAGGCGTCCACTCTCACGATTGATCCCTACTTCCTGAACAGTGTTCCGGGTACCGCTGCTGACGGCGAAGACGTGTTTCTTCGCTGGGTCCTGCAGGTCCCTGACATTCTGGGAGCAGTCTTCTCCGTGGGCATGCTTGACGCGGGCGGCGGCACAGGTAACAACCTGGCCCACCCAGCTTTGCAGCTCTCGAAGGTGCTGAGTCTGTAAGCGTCAGCTCGCTTCCCGATGTTTTTATGGTCCGAAAATGTGCCTATCCTATGAGCCTCTCACTGTCTGGAACTGAAGGACAGTCAATACTCTAAGGTATGGCAAAACTTTCTTCCTCCTACGGGGGGAGGGGGGATGGTGTGTGTGG